GATGAATAACAAGAAATGGTGATCAGGCAAATGGCCGTACCTAACCACTACCCACCTTCGACGCGGTCACCCTGAACATTTCGGCCCCATCAGCAGATACTTCCAGGAATGAGCCGGAGATCTTGATCTGGATCTGAGGCATCTGGTAGCGATCAGGCTTCTGCCACATCAGCACCATGTCGTCAAAGGCCCTGAACACGGTGGTCGAGTTGGCTGCACACAGGTGCATGATGCGAGAAGAGAATGGGGCGAACCATTGCAGTTTCTTCATGAGGAATTCCATGGCTGGGGGGTGAACCTCCATCACTTTCCTGTCCGCTTGCGAAAGGCTGACAGCGTCCAAGTCCAGCTCCACCTGACATGTCATCAGCAGGATCATCATGCCGAGCCAGTCGATGTCGTATCCACCATGCAGGTCATTAGGTGAAACGCAGGTGGGAGCATCGTTCCTCACATTGCCACGGACGTCGTAACCGTAGTTAGTGATGATGGCGGCATGGGCCTGGGGCGTTTCGAGGCTGGCACGGGCCGAGCGAGTGGGGACACCAAGACGACCAGCAGCGACGTCAACATAGATCCCGAGCACCTTAGACGTGAAGGCGACGGCCATGGAGGTGGGAGACGGGGCCTGCAGGGTGAGGTCGGCAGGATTGATTCCAGATGCAGCGATACCGATTCTGGCAGCCAGGGACAGTGGAGCAATGTTGGTGATGGAGTCGGGAAGAACTTCCTTGTGCCAGAGGGGACATGCCTCAACTATCATGGCGCGGAGGTTGGGAGTGATGTCCAGTTGCTTGTTGTGATTGAAGGTCGAATCCAGGCCGGCGGAGATCAGGGTACGCAGTCCAATCTTTGGGGCTTCAGGATCGGGGCGTTTGTAGCTGGGGACGTGCATTGATTTGAATGCGGCCATGGGGTTGAGGAATCGAATGGCGCCATTGAGACCAGACGGTGAGTAGTTGGACTGGATGTGTCCGCGAGCAGCCGTGTCTTGACGGATAGTGACCATCAGAGTAGGATAGTCTTCCAATACTTTGGATACCCTATCAGTTCGTTCTTGGCCAATGAGATTTGTTGAGGTAGCAGGTGCTGGTGTATTTCCGGTTGCCATGGTGAGGTGAAGTGGGTATGTCTCTAAAAC